GTTCATGCCATTCTATTCACGATGGGTAAGCTAAACCACGATGAAGAGTTTGTAGATACCTTTGGAGCCTTCCTCCATCAGTATCACGTTACGAAGGAGTCACATGAAGTCTAAACGTAAGAAACCTCTATCTGTACGTCAAGTAGCTTTGAAGCATGGATTCAGGTCAGGCTTAGAAGACAAGATAGCTGAGAATCTAACTAATCTAGGCATTCCATTTGAGTATGAGAAGCTAGTTATAGATTATATTCAACCTGCTAAGGCTAGAAAGTACACTCCTGACTTTGTACTTCTGAACAACGGTATCATCATTGAGAGTAAGGGTAGATTTATCACAGCAGATAGACAAAAGCATCTAATGATTCAAGAGCAGTACCCTGAGTTAGATATTAGATTTGTCTTCAGTAACTCTAAGTCTAAACTCTCAAAGCTAAGTCAGACAACATACGGTATGTGGTGTGATAAGCATGGGTTTAAATATGCTGATAAAGATATTCCATCAACATGGTTAACTGAAAAAGGTAAAGGAAAACAGATATATGTTAAGTAAACTTATTGAAACAATGGAAAAGTCTCAGGAACTCAAGTGGGCTTGGGAAGACTTTACAGATGCTATTATCGTTGAGAAGCTTAAAGAGACTTATCTCAACACTATCAATGGTGGATTCAGTAGCCATCCTGAAGACATTGCTGAGAACAAGAAAGTCAATGAAGCCATTGCAATTGTATTAGGCTACTTCATGTATGTAGGTGACTGTCAAGAGTTCTTAAAGGAAGCTGAAAATGAACGTCAATCTAATTAAAGAACATGAGAATGGCGATGCTACATATCAGTTTGATTTAACAGCTGATGAAGCTCAAGCACTCTTATCCTTCGGTATCCTAGAAGCTATCAAAGCGGGTATCCGTAGTGGAGAGAAAATAACTGTGGAAGGAGTTGATCTTGAAGACTTGTAGCAAGTGTAGACAAATACTTGAACTATCTTGTTTTAGCAGTCACGTTAAAAACAAAGATGGATTACAAGGAAGCTGTAGAAAATGTAATAGGCTTTCTAGTAAAGAATGGAATGCTAATCACAAAGATTCTTTAGCTTTAAAACGTATTAAGGATAGAGCTATAGAAAAAGGACTTGCATTTGATTTAGAACTAAAAGATATAGTTCCTCCTGATAAGTGCCCTATATTTGGTTTTGAGCTTATTAGAAATACGAAAGTATCTCAGTTTAATAGTCCTTCAGTAGATCGCATAGATCCCTTTAAAGGATACATTAAAGGAAACGTACAGGTTATCTCTCAACTAGCAAATGCAATGAAGCAAAACGCAAGTAATGAACAACTTATTCAGTTTGCTGAATGGATACTAAAAACATATAAAAAGGAAACGGATGAGAATTCTTTGCATTCCTGATACACAATGTAAACCTGATGTTTCTATGGAGCATCTCACTTGGGCGGGTAAAGCTATTGTGGATTACAAACCAGATGTTGTAGTACACCTTGGGGATCATTGGGACTTTCCTAGCCTTAGCAGTCATGATAAAGCTGGAAGCAAATACTTTGAAGGTAAAAGGTATCTTGCTGATGTCGAAGCTGGTAACAAAGGAATGGAGCTTCTTTTAGCACCTTTAAAAGCAGCTCAGAAAGCTCAAAAAGAATCTAAACATAAGGTATATAAGCCTTATCTAGTTTTTTTAATGGGTAATCATGAGAATAGGCTTTCAAGGGCTGTTCAAAATAATCCTATGTTAGAAGGTTTAATGACATACGATCATTTGAATACTAAAGATTGGGAAGTTCATCCCTTCTTAGAGCCTGTATTTATTAATGGTATTGGATTTAGTCATTACTTTCCAAGCGGTGCTATGGGTCGTCCTACAGGATCTGCGCAGCAATTGATTACTAAACTGCATCAATCTGTTGTCTGTGGACACCAACAAGGAAGACAGGTTGCTTATGGTAAACGTGCAGATGGTAAACCAATTACAGCTATAATTGCAGGTAGTTACTACTTACATGATGAAGATTACATGGACTCATTATCTAATAAACACTGGCGAGGTTTAGTAGTTTTAAATGAAGTTAAAGACGGAACATCGGATGAAATGTTTTTAAGTGTTGAATACCTCGGGAGGAAATATGGCTGAACAGATACACCCTAAAAGTTGTTTAAAATGTTTCTACAATGAGTTAGACCCTAACATTCATCCATGTGTGGATTGCTTTGAAGGCAGTAAGTGGGTAGATAGGAACATCTATATTCATAACGATGCTTCTAAACCTTTGAGTGAAGCAATCAAAGAATGGGTAGATGTTAAACATGATGACGATGTAGTTAACAAACCTAAGCACTACACGGAGCATCCATCAGGTATTGAATGTATCGAAGTTACTGAGCACATGGGCTTTAACTTAGGTAATGCAATCAAATATATCTGGCGGTGTGACTTGAAGAAAGATGCCATTGAAGACCTTAAGAAGGCTAAATGGTATATTGACAGAGAGATCAGCAAACGTGAAAAACACAATAACATTTGAAGAACTGAAAGAGGCTCTCAAACGTTTAGATGAGGTCTCACTCTTGGAACTGTTAGGAATCCAGAGTGATGATCTTGTCGAAAGATTTGATGATGTAATTGAGAAAAAACAAGAATATTTAATAAAGGAACTAGACTAATATGACAGCTGTAATGACACCATACCAAGAATACATTGGCAAGAGCCGCTACTCTCGCTACTTGGATGATAAGGGACGACGAGAGCATTGGCCTGAGACAGTCAATCGCTACTTTGAGTTCATGACTAAGCACTTGAAAGAGAAGCATAACTACGACATCCCAGCTGATATGCGCACTGAGCTGCAGAATGCTGTGACTAACTTGGAAGTGATGCCTTCAATGCGTAGCATCATGACAGCTGGCGATGCCTTGGAGCGTCAGAACATTGCAGGTTATAACTGCTCATACTTGCCTATCGATGATCCTAAAGCATTTGATGAAGCTATGTACATTTTATTGTGCGGTACAGGCGTAGGCTTTAGTGTGGAGCAAAAGTATGTATCTAAGTTACCTGAGATTCCAACTGAGTTGTACAATAGTGGCACTGTCATTAATGTTAAGGACTCCAAAGAGGGATGGGCTAAAGCATTACGACAAGTTATTGCCTTGCTATACGCTGGAGAAGTGCCTAAGTGGGATGTTTCGGGTGTACGTCCGGCAGGAGCACGACTCAAGACCTTTGGTGGACGAGCATCAGGGCCAGAACCACTCGTTGACCTATTCAAGTATGTGGTTGCAAAGTTCCGTGGAGCGACTGGACGGAAGCTTACCTCACTTGAGGCACATGATATTCTATGTAAAGTCGGAGAAGTCGTGGTTGTCGGTGGTGTACGCAGATCAGCTATGATTTCACTGTCAGATTTGAGTGATGACCGTATGGCTCACGCTAAAGCTGGTAACTGGTGGGATGGTAATGGTCAACGTGCCTTGGCTAATAATAGTGCCATCTACGAAGTTAAACCTGATGTAGGTAAGTTCATGCGTGAGTGGTCAAGCATTTATGAATCACACTCAGGAGAGCGAGGTATCTTTAATCGTTATGCAAGTGAACTTCAAGCAGCTAAGAATGGACGTAGGGAGTTGGGTAAAGAGTGGGGTACAAACCCTTGCAGTGAGATTATCCTTAGACCTTATCAATTTTGTAATCTGTCTTCTGTTATTGTGCGGAGCAGCGATAGTGTGGATACTCTACGGAATAAAGTGCGCTTGGCAACTATTCTTGGGACTTTTCAATCGACAATGACTCACTTCCCGTATCTTCGTAAGGTATGGCAGACTAACACTGAAGAGGAGCGTTTGTTGGGTGTATCAATGACAGGTATCTTGGATAATGTCTTGTTGAACAATCCTGATGATCCTTATTTGCCTACTATCCTAGAGGACTTTAAAGATGTTGCTATTGATACTAACGCTGAGCTGGCTGACGCTATCGGCATTAATCGTAGTGCTGCCATTACTGCCATTAAACCAGAGGGAACAGTCTCTCAGCTTACAGGTACTGCTAGTGGTATCCATCCTCAGCACAGTCAGTACTTTATTCGTCGTGTACGGTCTGATAACAAAGACCCTCTCACAGACTTCTTGAAGTCTCAAGGATTCCCAGCTGAGCCATGTGTGATGAAGCCTGATAGTACTACAGTGTTTAGCTTCCCAATGCGAGTTGAGAAAGGTGCTGTACTGCGTGAGGACTTGAATGCTATTAAGCACTTGCGTCTGTGGTTGCTATTCCAGCGTCATTACTGTGAGCATAAGCCTTCAGTGACTATCTCAGTGAACGAGAACGAGTGGCCTGAAGTTGGAGCTTGGGTGTGGAATAACTTTGATGAGATTACAGGTGTGAGCTTCCTGCCTATGGATGGGGGAACATATCGACAAGCTCCTTATGAGTCCATCAATGAGTTTGAGTATCACGACATGGTGTCAAAGATGCCTTTAGGTATTGACTGGGATCAGTTCATTGAACGTACAGATAATGTTGAAGGAACTCAGACACTGGCTTGCACTGCCAATGGATGTGAAATCTAAGATGGAAATATTTCAAACACTTTTAGCTGTTGTAGGAATTGGAATAACAATTACTTTAGCAGTAGTTCTAATCTTTGGAAATATTGATTTATGATCACAGTTTACACAAAGGATAACTGTCCAGCTTGTGTATCTTTGAAGGCTACTCTCAAACAAGAGGGTAAGCCTTTTAAAGAGATTAACATCGGTAAAGACATCACAAGGGAAGACTTCATGAGTAAATTTCCTACAGTTCGTACAGTGCCTTACACGGTCGTTGAAGGAGAACCTACATGACTATTGAGTTTGAAACTAAAGCTGGTCTGGTGTTTGGCTTAGAAGCTGATCAACTGTACATCATGGACGAAGACGAGAAGATGCACGATGAGCCTGTACCTGTTGTCTATCTACACATCGGATTTATTACACTAGCGTTCATAATGGACTAGACACTAAAAAGCCCTCTAGAGCTAATAACTCTAAAGGGCTTTTTTATTGTAATTGTAAACTTAAAACTTACAATTGTATACTTAACTCAATACGTGTAGAGCATGATTGATATGTTTTATCCTGTCATCCAGACCAATTGTACCACCATTGATACGCTTAGTCATCGTTAGGAAATCACCGCTATCAGCATACTGGTTAAGCTTATGTGTTTGCCAGAACCATCCAGCTGTTTGAGCTGCATACATAGGTGTACGAACTAGCTCAGGTTGCATTACAAAGTCAACTCCTAAGGCTTGACCTGCATGATAGAAGTTGCTATGACCAGTCAGCTGAAGAAATCCGGATCCCCGGAAACGCCAGCCATCCCCAGAAGCTTCATCACGATTACCCATACGATTAGAGTAAATCCTGTTGGCAATACGCTGGGGCTGCTTCTCGTATGCTGCAGCTTCCTCAGGAGTGAAACCCCACTGACGCTTAGGTGTCTTAGGGAAGAGCTTAAGCAGTGTAGGTGCTCTGTAGTTCAAGTTCTCTTCCAAGATCCTGAAGTTACCACACTCATGACCACACTGACCAATCCATGAAGCTTGTTGAGCTGGTGTTAAGATACCAAACCTCTGGAAGGTTTCATTGAATGGGTCAACTAAAGAAGGATCAATGTGTAGTTGTCGTAATTGATCAGCGTTTACCATTGATAGATTCCCTTACTTCGTTGTAGGCTGCGACACAGGCTGCGTGTTTGACGATGGCTTTGTCTCCTTCTGCGACGAGGTCGATAAGAGTATTAATAGTCTGTCGCTCAAGTTCGCTTGGCTCGTCTCTGCTATCTCCTGTGGGAGTGGGGGCACTTGAGCTGGTTTGTACACAACTGGAGGTGGGGAGGCGCAACCTACCAGTGTTAGCAAGCTCACGCATAGCAGACTGTTTCTTAGATATTTCATTCTTAGCCTTTCTCAACTCAGTTTCTTTATCAGCTAACTTAGAAGTCATGTTCTTCTCTAGTTCACGAGCCTCTTCGTTCTTCTTAGCAATCTCAACTTGCATCTCTTGATCACGTTCAAGCCAACCATAATGATGACCAACTTGGTAAGTAGTGAACAAAGACACTATTGCACTTATAATGATCCACGGTAAAGGTATAGGAAACATTAGTCAGCTTCCTTTCTAGCTTCAGCAATCTCAGCACGATCCTCATCAGGCTCCATGTGCTCAGGTGGTGTTGTAGGTGGAGGGCCGGGAGTCCAAGATTCATCTAGCTCAGGATTCTTCCACACTGGCATAGCACCAAAAGGTTGACTCGGTAGGCCATAGGCTGATTGTGGAGGAGCATAGCTCTGGGGTGATGTTGTGTAGCTGGATGTGTAACTTCCTACACATGGTTGTTGTCCCATCATCATAGGTGGCTGTGGAGGTTTAAAAGCATTTGTAGCTGAATTAACTGCACGTTTACCTACAATACCTCCAATACCACCTACAATCAACAAGACAATATCGTTAAGCATCTTGGTGTATGCTTGGTCGATAGGAGCCATTGACTTGATAGGTTGTGTCACAAATGTGACTGAATACAAGAGTGCAAAGACAATACCAAAGAGAATTATTGTGATAGCAACTACAACAAAACCCCAGATACGTACTTCAATCTCTTCAGGGTTTAGCTTTTGACTGTTGATCAATTTGTTTCTCCAAGATAGGTGCTACTAAGTACTCAGGACAGGTTTGAGTGAATTGACATCTAGGTTTCTGACATTGTTCAGCATGGAAGTTATCAGGATTCTGACAATAGTATCGATACCTGTCTTCACAGCCTGTAAGTAGTAGCAGTAATAATAAATACTTAAGTTTCATACGTAAACATCAATCTTATATGTCTTTAAAGGATCTACAGGTTGTCTGTGTTTAATTTCAGCCTGTCGATTAAGTCTCTCAAACTCTTTCAGATGTTGCTGATGAATAACTCTCTGATACTCACGAATCATTAGAGCATTTTGTTGG